AGGTTCCTCTAAGAGGAAAATGGTTAGTAGAAAGGTTCAGAGTAACAAAATTACTCGTGAGTCGAATTCTCCAAAAAGGAAGAATTCACATGAAAGTTGGGAGTTTAAGCCCAATTTGGAAAATATGGGTGCAGTACTGCATTCCATAGATCCTAGTGTCGAACCTGAGGTATATAATACCTGGGTAAGAACTCACAAAGCAGAAATTCAGAAGTTAATCAGGTCCAACGGTTTTACCGAGGGAGCTAAACGTGTAAATCTTGTAAAAGATTACACAATCAGATTAATCGAAGGACGGACGCCGGAGAACCCTGGGTGGTTAGCCACCTCGAGATCTCACAATATCCCATCATGCTTAGATCAAGGATTGATCCAATACATAGTAAACTTCCTTACTGCTGACACCTCTGAAAACAGAGCTGGTCAGTATCAGGTAATCATTACAATCTTGAATATTCATAGATTGTATGAAGGTCTTTCGGATCCATCATATGAATCCATAACAGACAAGTCTACATCTATCGAGTCAGAATTTCTAGGAGAATTCTCAACTTTCGTTGAAGAGTTCTTTTCTAAGAAAAGAAAACTCAAGAACTTTCCTAAATTCGAGTCTACTAAGGTAAACTTTGAGGAGTACCGTTTAAACGTAAGTAAAAACGGTCCCAATGGTCTACCGAAGGTAGAAACAGCTCATTGTGAAGCTGTAAAACTCTACGGAGATACATTATGGCAACCATGGAAGAAGTTATCTTCTTACATGGGCTTTGATGGTCTCCTATCTTATGTGTCATTGCTTGCAAACACAAAGATCCCGAATGAGAGAAAGGAAGCTAGCCTCCCAATAGATAACATCCAACTTAGAAAGTTGGTTAGCGTTCCAGACAAAGGGTTTAAAACCCGAGTTGTCGCAATCTGTGACTTCTGGACACAACTTTTACTAGAGCCTATACGGGCTCATGTTCAAGAAGTTATCGGATTCCTATTTAAACAGGATTTCCGAATGAACCAGGAAGATGGTGTAGAAACCATGATCCAGTTCCAGAAAGATTGTCTTAGCG